CTGAGTATCTACTTCTTTCAACATCAATAAACTGGCAAGAGTAAGACCTCTTCCACTCAAAGTCACAGGCTTACAATTTATATAATGCTTACTTCTTTTACCAGAAGAAAGAGTAAAATTTCCTTCCTTATAAGCATGTTTCTTTAATAATTCTAAAAGTTCTTCTTTCATTTAAATTCACACTCCACCATAAGTTCAGTTAAGCATGCCAACATATTTATTTCTTGGTCAGCAACGAAGGCAATTTGATACTGATACTTAGCAATAATGAGGACAGCAGCAGGAATGCTATTGTTTTCAAGGGAGCTATAAAAAGCATCGTAAATACGCCTAAGAAGTACCCCAGAATCATTGTCCAAATTATTAACGACCCACTTACGAACTTCGGGGAAGTTCTTCTCTTTGAGGTTTTTAATGAGATCATTTGTTTTTACATCACTAAAGGTTGCCAATATACCACTATCTATCTTCCCTCCAACTGAGTATCTTTGACACTCATTTAGAACTCTTCTCCAATCAGGAAAGTGTTTGTTAATTAATTCTACCAGGACTTTCCTATCAGCCTCGCACCTCTCTTGGTCCAAGATAAAGATAAGTCTGGAGAAGAAAGAAGCCGCAACCTCTTGTTTTTCTTGTCCACGTATGCCAAACTCGACCACAGCACACCGGGAATGGAGCGGTTCAATGATTTTATTCTTATAGTTACAGGTGAATATGAATCTGCAGTTATTAGAAAACTCTTCAATGGACGCCCTAAGGAGCAATTGTACATCTGGTGTGGTGTTATCTGCCTCGTCGATGATAATGACTTTATGCTTGGCATCACTGGATAAGGACACTGTTGATGCAAAGTTTTTAGCGTTATTTCTGACTGTATCAAGGAATCTTCCTTCATCTGATCCGTTGATAACATAATAGTCTACCCCCAACTGATGACATAGAGCCTTAGCAACCGTCGTCTTTCCACATCCAGCAGGTCCAGAAAGAAGAAGATTAGGCACTTCTCCTTTATTTAAGAATTCAAGAAAAGTTTTCTTGATACCTTCTGGAAGGATACATTCTTCAATTGTTTTGGGTCTATATTTTTCAACCCAAAGAAATTCATCACGACTCATAACGTAATTTCCAATAATAAGGTGCTAAGACCTCAGTATTCCAAGATCCTGGAGTAGGTTTAATTCCCCTTTCCAAATTTAACTCTTGAAGCAACCCCCAAGCATCATGTTCCTCACTCCATAGAAGAACTTCTACAAACTCCTGACCTTCATTTAATAAACGAACAGCCTCATCTTGTGCTTCAGTCCAAGAATCCCCTTGCCAATCTTCTACTTTATAGGATTGTGGTTTTGGAAACTTCATTCCCCTCCAAAAGTAGAATCAGGTTCTAATGCAATATAATAAGTTAATTCATAATTCTGAGCAGTAAATTTAGATAAAAGTTTAGAAGAAACTACCACATCATATGATCCTGGAATAATCTTCAAATTCTCTTCCTTAAAGTTAAAAATAAACTCCTTATCTGTCTCTCCAACTACAATAGAAAAATCATTAGAAGTATCATTCTTCTTATCACGTGCTACTAATTTTACCACTCCACCTTCACCAATAGCAGAAATATCAGGTAATTGATATATAGATGCTGCTTTCTTCAACTTCTCTAATTGTTGACTAGTAAGAGAAAAAGATACATCCTCTGAAGGCAAAGTAATTTCTTTCTCTGGAGGAGAGACGATCACTGAAGGATCAGCAAAGAAGTACTTAGATCGCATCTTTCCTTCCCTAATCACGACATGCTCATCCTTCGCAAAATCCAACTCAGGACTCTGATGTAAAGAAAGACCATTCAAAAATTGATTAAGATCATAGATACCAAAATCTTTTGGCAATTCCTCATCAATCGTTGCCTCTGCAAGAATATTCTTCATTACACTAATAGTGCGAAGTTTAGTTCCTGCTTTAAAAAGAATAGATTGATTAATGGAAGAAAAGTTTTTAAGAAGAAGAATAGTCTTATCAGAAAGTTTCATAACCACGGGTCGAAGTTTCATTGTTTGTGTTGCCGCTGAAATAGTATAACAGTAAGCAATAATGCATTGCTTTTAGTATATCACGTTTTGCTTGTCCTTTCTTATCATACCTACTAAGGTACTTAATTGCATTAGATCTACAGAATGATTCTGCATCCCCTACGGAATGGATAAGATCAAGAGTTTGAACATCAGAATTGTTATTAGTATAATGCCCTTGATATGTTGAAGCAACATAATCTTTAAGATCTGCAATACCTTTATCTTCCTGATATTTCTGATTAGATGAACCTTTTAGATTTGGTTGAGGCTTAGTACTGTCTACTGTAGGATAAGGGTCATACCCGTCCACATAATACTTATTATCACGCCATGCAGTATTACCGGCACCAGGATTAAGACTAATATGATCTTCTCCCATTCCTCCAGAAAGTCTAGTGGGTCCTAGATTTAAAGTATCTGGACCAGCACCAAAAGGATTACCAGTCACACTAAACCCATCATCATCCCAAAAACTTTGATCAACCCGTACTGTATCTGCTGCACCTATTCCATCACTGGTAAATGTAATAGTATCAGAAGATTCTCCTCCCAAAATTACTACATCATTTTCATTCTTACTCATAATAGGATAATCCTCATC